GTTAGCAACCCTGGGTGACAAAAGCTCAGCGATGACACGCATGGAGCGCTCATCGCCCATCGTCGAATTGATCATTGCCAGAGCCCGCCATGCCGCATCAATGCTGCGGTCACGGGCCGAGTCCAGGGACCAGCCGCCGGATACCCGCATACGAAGGAATTCGGCGGACAGCGTGTCTTCTAGCGACAATGCCGTAGCGGACCTGGCAGCCGTGTGCGGGCCGAAAACATTTCGCAACCAGGTTTGGGACGCCTGCGAATACGGTAGCCCGGAACCGAGAGAGGCACTAGCGGCGGCAAGCTCCATGAGCATCTGGGGCAGTCGCTCACGTTCACCAAAACGCCGAAGAGCGGACACCCCAGACAGCACGGCAGTGGTGCCGATATAACCGGCTAGAGCAGCCCGGCTGTGCCCACCATTACCAACCAAATTGATCAGACTGCCCCCACCCGATCCACCGGGTGGGAGAGCGGGAAAACCACCACCAGGCGGCAGACCACCACCGCCACCGTAACCACCGTGACCACCATTACCAGCCCTGGCTAGCAGGGAGCCAGGCTGCTGGGGCGTGCCACCCGGTGGGACTTTCGCAGTCCAATAAAAGGGCGGGGAACCACCACCCTGCCAGCTACCAGCACCACCAGCCGCGGGGGAGGAACCGTACCCGGTCAGCCCCTTTACATGACCCCCCAGCCCCTTACCCCCGTACATGGCCGTGATGGCGGCCTGAAGATTGGACTGGGGTTGACCAGGAGCACCCTTAGCTCCCCACGACATGAACGTCGTGGGGATCTTCTGAAACTGCTTCCCGAAGTTCTCGAATAGCTTATTAAGCTTATCGATCTGGGAAATCAGCTTATCAGTCTTACGGGCGCTCTGGTCAATACTCCACTGAAGCGGTCGCCAGCCCATCACTAGCGCTTCAGTTGCCACGCGCTCTCCTTTCCGCACGCCAACGCGCCATCTCAAGGAAGAAGCGGCGCTCAGCCACGGTTAGTGAGCGCGCATCCTCAAGCCGCCATCCCGGGTAAGCCACAATCAGTGATTCATAAACTGCGTAGAGCGCCGCAATATCAGTAGCGAAACAGTGCGTTAATTGCCACAATAAAGTCCGAAGTGTGCCCGCAGTCCGGGCATGTGACCTTCACCTCATTCAACCTGGGTCCAGGACGCTTATTCGTGAGCTCGTCAAGGATCTTGGCCCGATCCGCCAAACCGAGATCCCGCATGGCCTGCTTGTTGCCGTGCACCAGGCGCTCGTTACCTTGAGGGTCAATAAGCGCGAGCACGCATCGGGCAAGCCACGCGGTATCACGCTCTGCCGGGGTGAGCTTTTCCTGGCGTTCCAGGGCCATAATCGCCAGATGGTCGGCACCGGTAACATGGCGAACTCGCGCCCGGCGGCCATGCTTGAGCTCAACAAAGAACTCCAGATTCCCGGGATTCTCCGCCCGCACCACAGGAATATCATCGATCGAAATCGTGAGCTCAAACTTGGCCCGACACTGTTCGCAGGTATACTCCTCGTACTCGATTTCGGGGCCGTAGGTGACCTTACGGATTCCGAGCATGATGGCTTCACGGTCACCAAGGACCATGCGCTCAACGAGTGCCTCGTCCGGCTTATGACCGCCGATGTCCACCAACCCGCCCAAAAGAAGCACGTTGAACATGCGCTCAGGGTTGTTGGACATCTGAGCGCGAGCCATCTGCTCCTCAACAGCCCCGGTAAGCTCCTTGACACGTGCCGTCCGAACAAGCTGCCCGTCAACCATAAGCCCGCACGGCAGCTCAACCTCATCCGGTTGCGGCTGCTCCATAACCGGAGGAGGCGTATCCGGGTTCAGCACCTTGTTCACTAGCGCGGCCGTGCGGGCCGGGTTGTCGGTAGCATTAATCAGCTCAGAAAACTCAGCCACTGTTTGCTCCAATTCTTAAACCAGTCCTGAAACCAAGTTATCGGGTTTTCTGATGTGATTTATAGCTACCGACAACCCTAATTAGGCGGCGATGGCACCGCTAATGCGGACACCGGTGTTGTTCAGGTTGTCGGCAACCTGGAACCGGAAGCCCTCGTGGACAATCGTCATCGACTGGACCACAACACTCTGGGCACCAGCGTCCAGGTCAGTGAACGAGATGGCGCTAGGCCAGGCGTTGTACAGGATGAAACTGGCCATGGGCACACCAACACCGCCCTTGACCGGGTGCGACAGAACATCCACCTGGATAGTGCCACGGAAATCGTTAGTGGAATCACCGACCGTAGTGCCCTCACCATTCATATAGTCGAACAGGTCGGTCATCCACTTCATGAACCCGTTGTCACCAACGCACAGGCCACGCGAGAAAGTCACGGGCGGGAAATCCGCCTGACCAGGCAGCTTGTGCGGGGTGGTGTTATAACCACCCTCACGGTAGGGGATCACATCAATATTAATGTTCCCCAGACCGCTGACGCTCATGAACCCCATTCCGCCAAGCCCATAGGTGCTGGCGTTACCAAAGGTGACTCTGAACTTAAATGACCGCAGAGGGTCACTCTCAAGACGCTTAAGCTCAGCCATCTAACACTCCCCAATTAGCGGCGAACAAACTCAGTGATCTCAGTGCCCTGATCCGTCTGGCCAAGGCGAATAACCACGAATTCGGCCGGGTAGCGAAGAGCCACCATGACCTCGACATTCACACGCCCGGCCGCCACCTCCGACGGCGGATTGATGTCCGCATCGCATTTGACCGAGAAAGCCTCGGCCTCATTGGTGCCACCAAGAACACCAGCCCTGGCCAGGGTGCCGAGGTACTGGCTGACCCGAAGCGTGATTTCCTGCCAAAGGTCCGGCCCATTCGGCTCAAACACCGCGAACCGCGTGAGATCAGACAGCTGCTTGCGCAGGTAAATCACGGTTCTGCGGGCGCTGATGTACCGCATGGGGAGCTCACGGTGCAGCGTCCGGCCGCCCATGATGCAAATGCCGTAACCCGGCACGTTGCGAATGATGTTGATGTGGTTCTCGGCAGCCTCATCAAGCTCGGCCTGGCTAAACCTGGTCTCAGCCGCAACAACCCCATCGAGAACCGTCTCAACACCAGCCGGGGTCTTGCCCACGTGACGCACCGCGTCATTCCGGGCGAACTTAGCCAGAACAGCACCACCCGGCGGGATCATTCGCACCGCACCGTACATGCGGCTGGACGGGTCGGAAATCATGATCCACGGGCCGTAAATCGCCGCAAAGGAAGACGCCAGAAGCGGGGTAGCACCACTGACCATTGCGGTGTAACCGGTGAGCACCTGGCCACTGGTCGCGTTTTCCGCAGCGCGCGGCCCGTCAACAACAACAAAGACCTTCTTGGTCTCCTCAGCCCAGGCAATAACCTCGTTGAGGATCTGAATTGAGGTTTCACCGGGCAGGTTCAGGTCAATATTGACATCCAGATCGGCCAGCTTCTTCGCGGCGGCGACGAAATCGTACGGACCCTCACCATCCTCGCCGCCGGAGAAGACAGCGGTCTGAGCGGGCAGATAATCCGTGTCCGGGTTGTAGGTGTACTCCGGGTTCTCAACCTTGAGGTTGTACATGCGGACCAGTCGTGACCCGGTGGCCGGGGAGTCAATAATGGACTCCATGTAGCGGCCGTCATTCGGGTCCGCGCTCAGGTCCTCAAACCGCTCAACCTCGACACCGTCCTCGAGGATGAAAACGTTGAAGCGCCCGGGAGCACCAGTGGGAGTGATCCGGATGCTGAGCTTGTTACCGAGGGAACCGGGTGCCTGCGCAACAAACCGGACAGCTGGCTGGGGGCCACCCTGCTCAGCGGGGGTGTTGTCCGTAACAGTGGTCTCAGCTGGAACCGCGTCAGCGCGGACAGCGCGGACGATGTAGCAGCGGGCACCACCGTTGCGGAAATAGGTGTGGACTGCGTACGGGAGATAGTTGCGCGGGCCAGCGAAACCGCCAAAGATCCGCTCAAACTGATTCCACGACGTAATCAGGGTTGGCTCAGCCGGGCCTTTATCCGCAAGGCCGACAAAGGCGGCCACTGCCCGAGCATCACCGTACCCGGACCCGTATCTCGGGCCGAAATACTCCTCAACGTAGACTCCAGGAGTCAGGTACTCAGCCAAAATGTCACCTCAGCGCTAAGGGGTGTACTGGTTTTCGAAACCACCAAGTTGACGAGTACGAGCGCGGTTGTAGATACGCCCAACAACCTGGTCCGGGAAGTTGTACCGTTTGATATCCCATGGGGTCATCTCCGAAAAGACGCGGACGATATACCGGATTTCGAAATAGCGTTTGCTGTCATCGTCGTAGCCATCAGTGAAAACCGGTCCACCGATGACATCCATGGATGCAACAACGTTCACATTTGGTATTTCGAGGTATCCGCCGCGCTCAGGAAGGCGATCTTCCTTCGCCAAAAGTTGAGCGAGCTCAACTTGCTGCTGTTGCAATCTGGTGTGGACTTCAATTTGATAATCAATGTTGTAGGGGATGGGGAATTCCGCGTACCATCCCCACCGGTCTTCCGGACCGGGCAGGTCAGCGCCTTCAGGGCCGTAATCGATCTTCACAAATCCGCGATGTTCACGTTCCGGTGCACGTGACGCCTGAAGCCGGGTGATAGTAATCGACGGGTATGTCATGTCCGGTGATTCGATTTCAGGCGTGGTGAATCGCACCGGGACAGGTATTACCCCATCCTGGTGTGAAACCACGAGACCGGTCAACCGCCTTTTCATGGCGGCGTCTTCGTTAAGTATCCACGGCATAACAAAACCCTGAATGGCGAGTAATACTCACCATTCAGGGTAAGGAAAAATCAACCGTTTTATTAAATTTAGAACGTCTTGAAAGCGATAAGAGGAGCTGACTGATAGTTTGGTGGCGCAAGCCCCGGCCTAAAGGCGACGGTATCCGGTGATCCCAGCGCTCATGTGCGGGACATCAACAGCAGCCTCATCAGCCCACCAAGCCGAGAACTGTTCATCGCCGATCAGGTCAGCCGGTTTGAGCTGAACGGCCGTGATCACGACTATCACGTCCCGGCGGTTCACCTGGCCGTGCACTTGAATCCGGGTCACCTGGAAAACACGATCATCGTAAATCAGGCGATCCCGGGTGTAGTTGCCGTGCGCGATGTCGATGTCGTGCATCCCAGCACGGACCAGCCCGGCGTAGGGGACCGTGAAGAAGAGGCTGTCGGTCCAGTACAGACCACCGGGCAACCGGTCCGGCATGCCCTCTTCACGGTTTACGCTCATCACCGGAATCCGGTGCGGGCCGGAGAACTTGCGCCCCTCGCCAGCCGGTTCATCATAAATCTCGTGGCTGAACTAAGCTCCGGGGCGTAACGGTAGTAGTCGATATAGTCGCCCCACGTGTACTGGTAGCCCAGGGCTGCCCGGTCAATCTCCGTGGTCTCAAATCGGGGCGTGAACCGGCCCCCGGACTTGTGATCCAACCGGCTCACTTAGAACCCCCAGCTACCAAGAATCGGGCTAGGAATACCGGACTCGTCCTCGTGAACCACCTCAACCGGTGGCAGGATACGCTCTGGCATATCCCACTCGTCGTACTCACGCGGCCGGAATACAGGCACAAGCCGACCGGTCATGAGGCTGATGCGCCTGAGCTGGCGCTGCTCAATCCGGTACAGGCCGATACCGAGCAGATTGCAGAACATCTGATATCTTTCGGTAAGCCGATCAATCTGCTCAAGCATCTGCGTGTACCGTTGGCTACGGCGCAGATGGGTGCCCTCACTGGTCACCACATCTATGTCCGTGGCGGCATCCGTTGTAGCAGACCAAAGAGCTTCAATAGTGGCCAAAATCGCCAGAGGCTCCACCTCTTCCTCTGGCAGATTCTCCAAAGTCAGATCCTCGCGCTTGTACCGGATACGCCCCGCATCATCCCTGTACCGGGTGACCAGCTTCCTGCCACGAGTGTGCTGTATCAGGGCATCGTTAATGAAGCGTTGGATCTCTTTGTCCGAGAATAGCGGGTAGTGGCTGCCTGTGACCGTTACAGCCGCGTGCGGTGGTGGAACCTCGTGAAGAACCAGAATCCCGGTTCGCTCCTTGAGCGTGTACTGGGAGGGGTTCAGGACGACTGCGTTAGTGTTCGGTGGGGTGACGATGTTAACCTGAACAGTTTCCGGCCGCACATTACGCACACCGAGCTCAATGACGTCGCGACCACCTGTTTCAGGGACAACAAAGTCTTCTTCAAGGTCGCCAAGCTCGGTGCGGACACGCTCAATCAGATCTTCAATAGCGGCCATACAAACATTGTCAAATTAAAAACTGCACAAATTGTAATTCCCAAAAAGAAGGACCCCCGGGCTCCCGAACCGGGGGTCCTAGTGAGGAGGCAGAGAAAGGAAGATAGACAGAGGAGGCCAACGTCGCTCGTCTGGTCTGCTAATAGAATAGCACACTCGCGCCCAAAAAGGAAATCCCCGACCCCCACACTACTGGATAGTGATCGACAGCTTTCCAATCGCAATCTGAAGCGCCTGCCCGGCAGCGGGCTGCTGGGGCGAGTCAAGCTGGAACTTGAACAGCACCTGGCCACTGGTACCGGTTTGGGCCGTCACAAGCGCCGCGTGTGTGATCGGCGAAGTCACATCATTAGTGAACGGCCCGAACGTTACCACAGCAGCATTACTAGCCGAACTGGGGCGCGCATTAGTCGCGGTAGTCCATGACACTGCCTGACGCGCGTACCCGGGCGTGGTGAGCTCCGGAAGCACGGCAAGATCAGCGTCATCCGCAAAATTGGCAGTCAATAGGGCAAGATAGGTGGTTCTCGGGGCCGTGTGATCAAGCTGAACCCCGGTCAGATAGTCCACCCAAATCTTGCAACCCCATGCTGAAGGATTACCCGGCATTGGCCACCTTCTGGAAAAGCTCAGTAAACTCGGGGACGGTCAACGCGATCGTGCGAACCGCGCCCTCCGTCGTCTTGAATTCAGCAGTCACAGTGTCCTTGTCCACCAGGCCAAGACCAGGAGTACCCGGGGGGTGAATTCCGGTTACGGTGACCACCGTGCCAGCGTGCAAATAACCCGGCCCGTCACCGAAATCACGCTTCAAACGGTACTGGTCACCAACAGCAGGATTCTTAGCAGCCATCAATGAAGAACCAGCCCCTTCTCGTCAAGGTGCCGGTACACCCACTCAGGAACCACGTAAGTATTACCGCGATAGAACGTGAACGTGTTTCCCTGACCGATAGTGACATCAACAAGATCGGTGTTCACCTGCAGCTTGCGAGTTGGCGTATTAACGGTGACCTTGCCGACCTTGATCTCGGTGTCACTCGTGGGAGTAGGCAGCTCGTTAATCGTAGTAATCTGCCCAGCCCGCTCAGCGAGCTTATCCGCGTACTCCTGGGCCAGCTTCTCAGCCTTCTTACCCGTAACATCAAGCGGGCTCTTACTCGACCTAGCCAAGATATTCTCCGTTAAATCCGCACCAAATACCCTACGAATTCAAGTGTTATGAAGCTCAGATTGAGGATGTGAATCCAGGGTGGGCTCACCGCAATTCTTGAGGGTTAGCCCACCCGTTTTCTCAGTTGGTTTCGAGAACGCACACAGCCTGGTCGGTGATAAGCCCCCAACCGAAAATCGAGTACCACGCAAGCGCGTGTTCACGACCAAAGTCGAGCACACCGCCATCCCGTAGTCCACAGGGAGTGCGATGGCGTGCCCGAAGGCGTTGTCACCAATGATCACAGACTGATAAACAGGGACCTGCTCCTCCGGCGCAGCCTGCGGATCATTGACAATCTGGCGGACCTGCGTGGTCTCGATGAACGTAACATCGTCGATCCTGCCGATCTCGCCCAGAGAAAACATTCCCGGCTGCGCGTACTTGGTCATCTCAATCCAAGTCGGGTCGTCGCGCAGACGCCGCGACTGGTGCGGATGAACAAAGCAAACATACGAGTCACCAAGGCGCGGAACATTCTTGGACGCCAGCGTTTCCACAGCGTCCTTCACAAGCGCCGTAGTAAAGTGGTAATCACCCGTCAGACCAGCCCGGGTGGTGGCGTGCTGACCACGGTCGTACGGCGAAATAGCGGTACGATCGCTCAGCGAATACTTGTTGTACCCATAAAGCACGGACGACGCCTGGAGAAGGGTGTCTCTCGCGCACTCATCCAAGTACATCGCGAGGTTTCGTCCGAGCAGACGCGACGCAGTAGCCATAACGTCGTCAAAGGACGCGTTCAGCAGCAGCTCGGAAACCGCAACAGCGTAACCATGCTCAGCAACAGTAATGCTGAACTGGTTAGCGGTGAGAGCGGCGGTCTGCATCCGCACACCCTCAACGAGCTGACTAGCCTTCCCCAGGTTGTTGTAACGGGTGAAGTTAATGGTAAGTCCAGGCTGTACCCCGAGCTCCGTCTTCTTAATAGCGAACTGTTCGAACCGGAGAATCGGCAGGGCCTGGAAAAGGATCTCCTTAGACCAGATGGTCTGGATCACGGGCGACAGCGTAGAATTCGGGCCCGTGTACGCAGTAGGCGATGCCGAAAGATATGGAGTACCGGTAATCGCGCTCACTTAGACACCTCAATTACTGGAACATCCCACCGTTAACTCGGCGGTTACCGAACACGTGCGGGCGGATCTTCTCCGCGTATTCCTTCAGGGACATGTTCTTGATATCTTCTGCGGTGTACGTCTTCGTCCCCGTCGGATTATTCAGGGTCGGATCAACGCCATATCCGGTGGGGGAGACGCCGCGCATGTTCTGGGCCATCGCAGCCTGAGCAGACAGCAGCGAGTTCGTGATCGCCTGGGTCTTCTCCTTGAGGCGGGCGATACTCTCCTCGATCTCCTCAGCGGTGTTACCGGTGATGAAATCAAGGAGTTCAGGCGCGATGTTGTCGCGCTCCTCGTTGATTCGCTGCTGCTTGTACCGCTCCAGCTCAGCGAGCTGCTTCTCCTTCTCAAGGAGAGCCCGCTCCTCTTCACGCTCCCGCTGGATCCGCTCAAACTGCTCCTGCCACTCGGCAGTACGACGCTCAAGAAGCTGACGGAGCGACATCTGCTCCTCTTCCGCCTGCTTCTTCGCCTTCTCAGCAGCTTCCTGAGCTTCGCGAATCTGCCGCTCCTTCTCCTGCCGCTCGCGCTCCCGCTCCGCAAGGACCTCTTCAAGCTGCTTGCTCATCGCGGAAAGCCGCTCCTCCGCCTGAGCAAGCCGGTTGTAGAGCTTGCTCTTCTCCTCCTGCCGGACACGCTCAATGTCCTCGGCAGTGAAGATCGGCCCCTTGCTGGCCTCCGGAGCCTGAGGCGTTGAATCCGGCACAGTCACCTGGTTCTCGTCAATCGTCACACTCTGCGTCATTGGCACGAATCCTTAAGCTGTCTCGTTGTCCGGGTTCCGGCGGCTCGGCTGCTTATAACCGAACGCCTGTGTCACGAGTTCTGTATAGATCTCTCTTTCGATTCCGGACGCCACGGTTGCTTGATTAGCTACCGGGTTTTCCGGAGCGGGAACCGTAGATCCCGAATTCGTACCCGAAGACGGTTCCCCGGCATTTCCATTTTGCATGGAAATACCTGTCGATTGCACAATAGCACGATCTATCAAAGCATTTAGCATTTCGAGAGCGCCATTTTCCAAGACATCCTTACGGCGCTCCTCGAAAATCTCGTTGGCCTTCTCATCCGGGAACTCATTCCCAAGCTCTTCAAGAGCCCCCCGCCTGCTCTCCAGGCCGAGGTCCATCTTCATCTGGAGCTCATTGAGCTTGACCAGCTTGTCCACCGGGAGCGGGGGCGGCCAATGACACTCGGTCTGGTAAGCAACCGGGTCAACGGGATCCACCTCAAGCGGCTGGCCTTCCTCTATAATCCCGTTGGTCTCCGGGTCATACTTAAGCGTTTCCGGCTCGAAATGCCACAAGGTGCGAAGAATCAACTCGTTAATCTTCTGAATCCCGGCGCTATAGGTGGGGATCTTCATCTCACGCCGGGCAACCAGCGGACCATACTGAATCGCCAGCGCCACACCAGAGGTGTTGCTGATCGGCTGAATCTGCCCCAGCGCTGTTTCAGGTACACCCGTCATCTCATGCATCGCCCTCTTGAGGCGATCCAGAAATTCCAGCGGGTACCCGAGATCAACCGCGTTCTCCAGGTTGTAAACCTTCGCCTCAGTTGATGGGATAGCCCAAATCTGGCGCGGGCTGCGGATCAGGTTGTCCGGTTTAGCACCAGTGACAACCGTCACCGGGGCAGAGTGGTAGTTGATGATGTCCGAGATCTCAGTCGCCTTCTCGTTATACTCCCGGTTGATCGGAAGCACGTTCTCAATATCAGACAACCCCCAGGGAGAACCTGAGATCTTGATATTCGGGATGTGAACGATCGGGATCATCCCCAGGGGGTTCGGCCGGGAGTCGATCAGCTCATCATTAATGTATTCTTCAATCTTTTCATCGGTCAGGATCTCCGTGTATGTGAAGACCTGCCGTGTGCCTTCCAGGGTGGTGGTCCAGAAGCGGTACTTGAGCTTGAACCGGACAAGCCTCTCCCCGTCATGCGGATGCCACTCCGGGAAACACTGGGAAGACGCGAGAGGAAGAATCCTCACCCGGCCGGGATGCCAATTGCCAGCAGGATCCTGGTAGGGCGGATCGTAGGCGACCTTGACGAAAGCATCCCCCGTAACAGAACCCTGCTGGCCGATCTCCTTGAGAACAAGCGCCTTATTGTTGTCAACCTCCCACACCCGGCTCAACAGGGCGGGGACAATATGGCTGTACTTCTTCGGGCACTTGAAGTAGACGCCCTTACCGAATGTGAAGTGGTTGATGTAGTCGGCTAGCGCCTGAACATAGTTGAAGGTGAGCTGGCTCTCACCGAACTCGCGGCGATGCACCCAGTGAAAACCCAGGTAGAATGCCCAGTTTCGCGCGTACCTGGCCAGGCGCGGGCCGTGAACCTCAAACTCTTCATCCGATAGCTCTACCAGGCCAAGCGGGGAAATGCTGACCGTGAGCTGACTTCCCAACGCCTGGTAGGTTGGCGGGTAAAACGCGAGTGTCACCTAATTTGCACCCCTTTTTTGACGGCAAAAGGCGCACACACAGGAAATCATCTGGTAAAAAGGGTATTCCTGGTGTGCGCCTTTTTATTAGTTGTTCACAACCGTCGCGTTCTTGCGCATGTAGTGACTGCCGTCACGGACAACCATCTCGTACTGGACCTGGCCGCCACCACCAAACGCGGCGTTAGCAAAGTCAGCGACGAAAGTCGGGGCATCAACCCACGCCGCGCTACCAACATGGGCGCGCTGCTTCAGAGTCTCAGAAGCGGGCTTGACGTAAACATTCGGCGGACGGTTGTTAGACCCCGGGGCAGGGTAGTAGCCCTGGGTTGCGCCAACCATGAAATCCCGGGGAATGTCAGTGTCCGTGCCGATTCCTTCCTGGAAACGCAGCGGACCCTTCTGCCCCGGGGCGTTAGGAGCAATCTTCCGCTCATAGAAGGTGCCCATGCGCTCCGGGTATTCCGGGGTGGGGCCAAGAGGAGATCTCAGATTCGGATCTGCCATACTCAGAACACGCCTTTCGAATCAAAAGGGCATTTTCACCTCAATTCTGAAACATTTGTTTCCGCAAATTAGAAACGGCGTGTTCGGGAATCGGGTTGCGAGCAAGGACACCCTAGGGTATTGTTTGGCCGGACACCAGTGGCGCTCCGAGGCGGCCTGCATCCGTCTTGGAGTGAGGCGGTTAGCCCTCCCGGCTTCACGGCGTCTCCCAGCCGGGAGGGCTCTTCTCATTTACGCCGCCGATAGAACGGTGACTCGAAAACCTGAACCGTGGGCACCTGGTGCTCAGCAGTCAAAATGCACGCAAGCGCCAAAGAATCAGCGTAATCATCCCCCGCGTCCTTGACATCCGGCGCTTCCGCCAAAAGGTATGGCCCCTGAAAGTTCTTCTCCAAGTCCGTCATTTGCTGTATAAACCGGCGATACGTGCGCAAACGTCGCGTCTTCGCGTGCGCCGGGTACGACAACAGTTCCGACTCAATCAGCGCGTGCAGGTGCTTCCAACGCTTTGACTGCTCCGGTCGCGAGCTCGGCAAAGCGACGATGTTGAGATGCGGAAGCATGTTCTGAAGCCGATCCGCGACCACATCACCCAAACCGCCACTGTCCACCCCAACTGCGAAGATGTTGTAGTTGGCGAGGAATTCGGCGATCCGGTAGTACTGGGTCTCCCAGTCCTGACCTTGAAGATCAAGCCAGTTCAAGATCCTGTGATGGTAGCGCCCATACTCATCTGGGCGATCCCAGTCCACGTACACAACCGTAACAACCGTGGAATCTTCTTTCCGTGCCGGGTCGATTCCCACCACCACAGGCGTCTGATGCCACGCTCGGACGATCTGCATGCTCTTGTCGCCAAGCTTCTCAAGCTTGTCAGAGGTCACGAACATACCCTTTTCAAGCAACCACTGAAGCTTGTAGCTCAGCTTGAACTCGTCCGAGTCCTCGCCGATGCGGAGCATTTCCCCGGCAACGAATTTCTTGTAGTTGGGGTTGGCCTTCCCAGCAGCCCTATAGTCAGCCTCGAAGTGGTTCTGCCTGGCACCTCGCTTCAGCTGCTCGCGCTTGTTCTGCTGGATCTGGTTATAGAAGACACCTTTCTCGTAGGAAGGGGTGCCTGTAAAGACCTTGGTCGCGTTCGTCGCCGCACCCATCGGGGCGATGCTCTTGTTGACCACACGCTCATCCGCGCCCTGAGCCTCATCTAGAAGGATCAGGTGATAGGTGCGGCCTTCAATGAGCGCCCTGGGGTGTGCCGTCTGGCGGCGAACCAGAGAACCGGAACGCAAAGTCACAGTCCGGCCCTTCGCCTTGATCGCGTCATTGATGTCCGGGTCGGACATGATCTCCAACGCCCGGTCACTGGTCAGGCGGCTGACAATACGCCCATAAAGCGTATCAGCCTGCTCGTCAGTAGGCGCGAACGCGCCAACCCACAATCCTTCCCGGAATTTGCCCATCAAGTCCGGGTACACCTTGGCAAGCACGGGAAAGAGAACCATCGTCGCGGCCACAACATTGGCCACAGTCTCACTCTTCCCAGACTGCCGAGCGAATAGGGCAGTGATCGTTGCACCATCATTAATGATCAGAGATTCGATGATCCGGGCGGCAAACGGCCTCTGATAGTCGTACAGAGGATGGCCGGACAGTTCGTCAACGATCAGAAGCGTCTTTTTCACCAAATCGTTGACGAACTTCTGAGTGAACTGATCAAGATTGATCTCAGTAATTAGCCGAGCTTCCCGTTCGGCCTCGGTCTCATCAAGAATGTTCTCGTTATCCACGAATCATGCCCTCTTGATACTCCCGAAACCTACATTTCGAGAGTACAAAAAGGTTCTCGAAGATTTTGAGCGCAAAAGAAAACCCCGGCCGAAGCCGGGGGCGAGCAAGTCAACCGGCTAGGCGGTCTGGACAAGATGCTGGAATTCAGGTTCCTCCTTGATCTCGGAAATAAGCATCTGCCAGGAACGTGCCCCCCGGTTGAACGGTTCTTCTGCAAAACGCTTTTCAAGCCAGGGGCCAGTCAGCTCCTCAAACGTCATACCTTCGCGCAAGAGGTTACGAATCGCTTCCTTCGCCGCTTCCTTCCTCTCAGCCCGGCTGTTGATGTGCGTCACCCTTCCACCGTCCGTGATGACCTTGATCTCTGCAGTTTCGCCCGGGTCAGACTGTTCGTTCGCGAGATCCGGGATGGAGATCTGCTGCACAGTCTGCGAACGATCCCGGTGGATGGGTGAAGGTTCGGATCTGGTCTGCGAAAGCTCCTGCGGGGTGGTGAGCTCGTTCGCCCGATCCTGCACGACAGGTTCGTTCGCAAGGTGGTGCGTCACCGGTTCTCCGGTCTTGTGCCGCCTCTGGAAGATTCGCTTCGCCCGAGCATGCTTCCCACCTTCCCTGTGCGCACCAGTTTCGCGCAAGATCGCCAGATCCTCTTCGGCGAACGTTTTCGCGGCGTAGTGAAGGGTCATGAACTGGAGAACGTTCGGGATGGCTGTGACG